ATATGCATCCGTAATATCAAATTCTTTACCTTTAAGGTCTGTTAATCCATCGATGGCCTTAAAGTAAAACGTTGGCTTTACGCGGTCATCAAGTTCCATTCCATCCTGCACTATCTTACACGTGTACGTTACCGTATCTGATGGCTTTTCTATTTCTACACGTACGAAGAAACGGCCCTCTTCTGCGCTAAATATGTCATCAAATATAAATTCGGTGGTATCGGTTAATATTATATTGCCTTCTATGGAAATTGTGCGGATAGGATCAAAAGGATTGTTTTTGTTTCCATTAAATTGTACCGTTACAAATGGTTCTTCAATATCAAATTCTATTTCACTATTCTCACCATCCATATCGATTATAGATGTGGTAATAATGTCACCGTATTGGCTTACGCTTGTATTTTTTAGCCGAACATTTGGCATTACCTTATACGTGTTTTAAAGTCCATTGCGTAATCGCTAACGAGTAATATATCGGTTCCTTGGATTCTGCCTGATACGTTTACCATTCCACCACGTGAGAACCCACCTCCAACGACATCCGCAGGTACAACGGCCTCACCTTTGTGAAGCATCGCAAGACCGTCTTGTTTAACGAAATCCGTTCCTATGGCGAGCGAAGGTAAATTTTTAGAAAGGTTTGATTGTATTGCTGAAGATATTGCTATCAATGCCGTACCGGCCGCAATGGCTGCTGCTGCACCAACTGGCCCTGCTTTGAATAGATTTTCAAGCGATAACTTGGCAATACCGATTGCAATCAATTGTTTACCAAATGACTTAGCAAAATCAGCGACCGATGAAAGTATTCTATTAAAAAATGTAGCTATGTTTGTCTCTCCACTAAATGCTGCACCTATTGTTTCACCTACCGTTGTAAATGCATCACCTATCAATGTTGTTAAATTAGATGCAAAAGCCTGAACAACTTGCTGACCTGTTTCTAATTTGGTCAATAAGTTGTCAGTAATTGATATGCCTAACGATGCAAATTGTTCTTCAATCGCAAGTATCTGCGGACTTAATGGTGAAAAGCCTTGATTCTGTAATGCCTTTAACGATGTTGTAAGAAACTCAATCTTTTGAGCATCTGCTTCACCTGATGGTATAAAACCACGCTCTTGTCTTATGTCTATAAGATCAAGCTGCTCACGGAAATCTTTAAACCATGAATCGTAGGATGTTCCTTGAAACGTTACCTTACCTTTAAGACCTTCGGCAAGATTCTTTTTTGTTGTTTCTGCTGCTTGCTTTGTAGCAGCGTTTAAATTAGATTGAAAATTTTCAAGATTGGTTAATGAACTTAATATATCGGTTGTTCCTTCAGCTGATTTAAATCCTTCTAATGCTTGCTTAAATTTGTCGGCAACATTTGGTATCTCTAATTTTGCTAATGGTTGTAAATTATTAAGATCATTAATCTCATTTTTCAATTTTACAACCGCATCGCTTGTAGGATTAAATCCTGCATTAACAAGTAACTCAAGTTTCTTTTTTAACACATCTGCACGTTGCGCTGATGCTTCCTGTGATGATATTAACCCGGCTTGAAATTGCCTTTGGATGTTTGTAAGTTCAACATTTAATTTCTGAAGTGCTTTTTCTAAATCCGTTAATGGTTTTTCATCACCTGTAATATTTAAGTTGACTTCAGGTATTTCTTCAACTGCTTTTTTTACATCTGTTGTTGCCTTTTTAGTTTCTAAACTAAATTGTTTGATAGGTTGCGCATTAAATGTATTGTCAATGGCTTCCTTCGCATTAGCTAATGTTGTGGCATTAAATTCTGCAAAATTCTTACTTGTATCATTAAGTAGTGTTTTTACATTTCCAAAACCACCAGTAAAAGCTTTCTTTATTATTCCCGGTATTGCATCAAAATCTCCGGTAAGTACCGCCTTAATTAATGCACCTATATTTTTGAATGTATCAACAAATGTTTTACCTATTAATTCAACACCTGATAACATTACTTTAAATGCAAGTTGCGCACCTGCTGCTATGTTTTTGAAAACGGCAACTACGGAATTAACTACTGCACGAAATACAACGGACTGATTGTAAAGATCAACAAAGTAATTACCTACATCAATCATTGATTTTTTAACTGTCTCCCAATTTTTGTATATTAAATATACCGCTGCTGCAATTGCACCAACAATAAGAATGGCAGGTCCTCCAAGAAAAGCAAATGCTGCCTTTATTCCACCTGATGCAAATGCTAAATTCAATTTAACCCATGCAAGCTGCAAAACACCGACTGCAAAGCTTAACTTACCAAATATTAAAATGGCTGGCCCGATAGCCGCTGCAATGGCTGCAATTGTAACAATTAATTTTTTTGTACCTCCATCTAAATTTTGAAACTTACCTATAATTTCATTTACCTTTACAATTACTGGTGTAATTATTGGCAAAAGTATTGTACCAAAAGATGCGCCTAATTGTTTAACTGATTCTTGGAATGTACGCATCTGATTGGCTGCACCATCTGCGGTTCTTGCAAAGTCACCTTGTGCGTTTTTAGTGCTATTCATTATGTAAGCATAACGCAATGAAACCTTTTCGGCTTGTGTCATTGCATTAATTTTTTTCATAATGCCTTGCTCAAGTGCAAATGCTTGAAGATTGGCTTCAGTAGTTACAATGCCTAACCTTTTTAAAGATTCTGTTTCACCTGTAAACACTCCAGCGAGTGCAGTTTGTGCTTCTGATATGTTTATGTTTTTAAAGGATGCGAGATCACCGGCTAATGACACTAATGATTTACTCATTTGTGCAGCTGCTGGTTGAGTCAATCCCATTGATGTTGCCATGTCACCAAATAATGAAGCCATCTCTAACGCTGACCCCTCGGCTAATCCAATGCTTGATAGTGTTGTTTTTGCAAACGCTTCAACATCCGCTGCGCTATCGCCAAATGCTACTCTAACCTTATTAAGTGATTCTTCAAAATCGGATGCCATCTTAAACGATGCGCCTCCTATCAATGCTAATGGTGCAGTAACACCTAAAGTCAATGATGACCCAATCGCTTGAAACTTCGCAGCACTTGCCTGTAGTGAACGCTCTGCATTTCGCAAATCACGGTTAAGCGTTCTGGTACTCGCCCCTATTCTTATCGTTACGTCTCCAATCGTGACCGCCATATTCTTTGGTATTTTTCATCCATTTTTCTAAAAATAGCCTTCGCCTCTTCGCTATTCGGATCAATCTTTGGTGCCTGACTTTTCTTTTCGGTATCGAAGGTAAACAAATCTTCCGGTTTATATCGCTTGCCTTTTCCGCTCATCATGTTTAGGATTAACGTACTCTGCCATCGCATCACAGACCAGTCGTTTTCTGACCTACTTCGTTCGAACTCCACCCTCGAATTAATGTAGTCAAGAGTTTCGCCCATCGTAGCCTGGTTGAATTCGCTCACGGACATTCCATAGTAGTACGCCCGTGAACGAACAAACCAAAAGCTTATTTCTTGCCGGCCTTCACCGGCTTGCGCTCCCCCACGGCTTGCGGATTCAACTGCATAGCAATATAGGTAATCAATTCTTGGAAGGCCTCAATTCGCTGGTCTACTTCCTCATGCACCTCCTCTGGTGTAAGATTACCGCCTTGCTTTACAACCGCATAGCAAAACAATTTAACTGCCATGTCGTAATTAAGGCCACCGATTAACTTTTCTAATTTAGTTAGGTCGATGTTTTGATCCGATGCAAAAAGCAGCAGAATTGAATTAGTAATTTTTGGTGAATACTTAACTGATTTAATTTCTACCATAGGTTATGATCTTACTACTTCGCCGTTAAATTCAAAACTGATTGACCAGGTACTATTTTCGTCATTCGGGGCCGTTAACTCCATTGAAGTTATATAAGCCTCTGCGTAATAGGTATCGTCACCTGATTCACCTGTGGTGAATGTAAGATCACATGGCGTTCCTGCGATAAACTTATCGTACAATGTTGCGAATGCGTTGTTATCTTCCGCATACAAACCTTCAGTTGATCCAGTTCCTGACTTTTGTCCAGGTAGTACCGCTCTCCATCCGCCACCGGTGCCGGGTGTATCCTTGTGAGCAATTTCCCTTGGTGACATACTGAACGATATGGAGCAACTTGTTGCGAATGCCAACGCCACACCGTTATCATAGAATCGTAGGTACTTACCATTAACTATACCTGTTGTTGCCATTTTATTTTATTTTTAACGTTAAAAAATTATTCTTCTTCTTGATAATACTTTTGGTCAAATATTGTCCAATCCTCCGCTTTGTGATCTATTGATTCAACAATGCCTTGGCCCGCAAGTTCCTCATATTTCCAATCAAGTAATACAACCTTTGTGCCTGCTTTCTGGCCGTTGTAATCTTTTAGTAATTTGGCGTTAACTGACATTTGGCTGATTTATGTAAGTTCTATAATCATGTACAATCCTATGTACTTCAAGTTCATCCTGTGTATCGTATGTGCCACCTTCGTAGATGCATAGGTAAATGTTGCTATCCGTAAACCCGACCATGAACGCCTTCACATCCTCCGCTGCACTACACACATTAATATAATTAGTTCCGAGGATCGTAACCCTGTACGTATATTCCTCTCTTGCTATTCCTTCTTTTGAATTAGTAACGCCATGCGTTACGTTTTGTAGCAATACCTTGGCCGTCGGTTCAGTTACCTTAATGCCCTGCGGAAACTTGTTGTAATAGACGTTATCGACCGCAGCCTCCAATGCCTCATATATTGCTATGTCTGCCGTCATATTACCTTAATCTTATTTAATGTTTTGCCAGTAACTTTTTGAAGTTCTGATATTAGATTACTTAATATGATTTGTTTTTTTGACTCATATGTTTTTTTAACCAAATGGTATCCTTCTTTATATTCACCGTTACGCTTTACCCAACCAAGTTCTATAAGATGTCCATGCTGGCCTTTTTTATCTTTATAATCATACCCAAGGTAAACAACTCTTTTGGCTCTTCGCAGAACAAAATCAACTGAATTTGTTAAGTTACCGGTATCTCGCATTGCTGCTGCTCTTGCCTTTAGTTCGTTTTTTGCTTCTTTACCGGCACGTCTAAAAATGGCTTTTTCGTTAATAGCAATATCATACGAATATGATAGATAGTTTATTTTTGTTATAATGGAATCTATTTCCTTTTGCAGTTCGTTCTCACGAACACGCCCAGTCCTACGTAATTGTCTACGTAGGTCTGCGTCGGATGCTATGTTTTTAAATAATCCCATTACTTCACTATTTTACCTCTTAATTTCATATACCTTTTCCGGCCCATCGTTTCAACTCTTGTAATGTCGTAAGTGTCACCTTCGTACTCAATCTGATCTTCAACGAAGCAGGCCTTATACCTGCAAGTGAAATCCTTATAATCCATAACGGTTTGCCTATGTTCTATGTCGGTCTCCGTATTAATATCATCGCTTACGTGCGCCCACATTACGGTATCGGTAGTTGTACGGCCTGTAATCTCGCCAAGGTCATCGTATGTATATGCCGTTTTAACCTTCAATGTGATCTTTTCATCCATCGCACCGATGGATATCTGTGCGCTCAAATTGTCTGCGTAAATCATAGCAACAAAGATTCCTTGTCAAGTAATGTATCCGCACTACGGCTAAACACCGTTGTGTTGACACTTCGGTTTTCTCGCTGCTCGTACATCTCTGAAACAATCAAGTAAGCTGCCTGTTTAACCAAGTTACTAATCTCGCAACTTACCAAAACATCCATCTTGTATTCCATTCCATCGTTGAGGGCCTCATCGTAGTACATCGAATATACACCGTATGAATCCAACTGATCAGTCTCCGGTGTAACTTCCAACCAGGTACCATCTACCTGTCTCTCCTGAATCGTTAGCACCGCTTCGGTTTCTTTTGGTAATTCAAACCAATGATCATCTGCGTTACCGATTACCGTTAGTGAGTTGGTTAGTATCGGTCTACCTATGTATTTCTCAATGTAATCACCAGCAGCACGAATATAGCCAATTATCAACTGCTTATCTTCATCATCGAAGATGCGTAGGTGATTCTTTAGATTATCATCGTATTCGATAACTAAAGACTTATGGCCATTGTTGCGGATTACTTTCATATTGCCTTTAAAAATCCTTTTGCTACTAATTCATCATACTTCGTTGGATCAACGGTCACCACATCGCCAATCCTTCCAGGTAGGCCGTATGCATGGTACATAGTTTTTAAAAC